GAAATTATTGAAGAGCTAGAAAACATGGATGATACCACAACAGTAGTACCTACAACAACATCTACTGGAACATCAACTTCAACAAGCACATCAACAGGAACATAATATGATAGAGATATATGGTAAAGATCATTGTCCATATTGTGACAAAGCAATAGCATTGGCAGAAAGAATAGAAGCAGAATTTGTATATAAGAAATTAGATACCGATTTTACAAGAGAAGATCTAATGGAGAAATTTCCAACAGCAAGAACATTTCCACAAATCACTATTAATGGTGAAGCAATTGGTGGATACGATGAATTTTGGAAATGGGAAGTTGGTCAAAGAGTGTCATGATTTTAGAATGCGAGTATTGCTATTCTAGGATTGTTATTAAACCTGACGATAGAGAAACTAAAATTAACTTTTGTCCTCATTGTGGTGAACCTTGCGACGATGATATGGATGAATTAAACTTTGATGAATAATTGGTTATATCAAGGAAGAAAGTTCGAACCACCAGAAGATTTTACTCCAGATGTTTGGTATGGTTTTGTATACTGTATAACAAATAGAGCAAATGCAAAAAAATATATTGGAAAGAAGTTTTTTTGGAAAGCAAAGACACTTCCTATTACAAAAACTCGTAAGAGACGGCAAAGGCTTAAAGTTGAATCTGATTGGCGTACATACTACGGTTCTAATAAACACTTACAACAAGATGTCGAAAAGATGGGAGAAGACTTCTTCCATAGAGAGATTATACATCTCTGTAAATCAAAAGGCGAATGCGCTTATCTTGAAACAAAAGAGCAATTTGAAAGAGAAGTCCTTTTAAGCGAGAAGTATTATAATGGTATTATCAATTGTAGAATTGGTGGAAATAGTGTGAAAAACTTGTTTACAAATGACTAAAAGTATGGTATAATAGATATATAATGGCAAAAATATTACAATTTCCTACTAAGGAAGAAAAACAAATACAAAAAGACACTGAATTCTTAAATAATCTCAGTGATGACTGTGTTAATAACTCTCATTTTCTATTAGAAGTGCTTGAAGAATTTATTAATACTGGTGAAGTATGTCCAGATCTCATGGATATGGATTTTAGAGATGAGACCAAACAAGAGTCAAGAGACATGTTTGTGATTGTTAATATGATAAACGCAATGTTAAATCGTTGGCACAATATGCCACATGGTTTACATCAAACAATGGATAATGCTTATATTAAAATTAAAGAAATGATTCTTTTAAACGAAGAAGCTCATCATCAAATTTCTGAATTTATATTTGAACCAGAAGATAGCGATATAGAATTTACGTTTACACCCGAGGAACCAGAAGATAATGATACTGATTGATTACAGCCAAATAGCGCTGTCTAATATAATTGTGCAAAAGCTCAATGATGAAAGCATGATAAGACATATGATACTTAATAGTATACGTATGTACAACAAAAGATATAGAGAAGAATATGGACAACTTGTGATTTGTGCCGATGGTATGAATACATGGAGAAAAGAATTCTTTCCAGAATATAAAGCAGCTCGTAAAAAGAATAGAGATAGTTCAGGACAAGACTGGACTGAAATCTTTAGAATCTTACATACTGTACGTGATGAAATAAGAGACTATTTGCCATATAAAGTAATTCATTTAGAAGGTGTAGAAGCAGATGATGTTATTGGTACACTTACAATGCAAACACAAGAGTTTGGTATGGCTGAGCCAGTTATGATTATATCATCTGATAAAGACTTTATTCAATTACAAAAGTTTAATAATGTTAAACAATATAGTCCTATACAAAAGAAGTTTGTAACTGATAAGAATCCAAGAACATATTTATTTAATCATATTATGAGAGGAGATACAGGAGATGGGATTCCAAATGTTCTTTCAGCTGATGATACCTTTATTACAGAAAAAAATCAAACACCGCTGAGACAAACAAGGATTGATGCTTGGTTGGAAGATTCAGATAACTTAAGAGAATCTATGGATGACGAAGTATATCGTAACTATCAAAGAAATAAAAAGCTTATTGATCTTACTGACATACCAGAAAATATTCAAGAAACTATTATAAATACTTTTAATGAACAAGGTAAAACACCGAATATGAAAGTGTTGAACTATTTAATAAAGAAAAGATGTAATCATTTGATTGAAGTCGTGGAGGAATTTTACAATGGCTAGAAAATTAGTATCAGAAGTTTTAGAGGAAGCTTCAAAAATCGTTAAAAAAGCCGATCGTGTTCGCTTTTTACAACAAAACAAATCACCTGGTCTTACAGATATATTAAGGATCAATTTTGATGAGACAATAGTATCTGCATTACCAATGGGAGCACCATCATTTAAAAGAGACGATGCACCAAAAGGATATGAGTATACTGTATTAAATAAAGCATATACTCAATTTAAGTATTTCTTTAAAGGTCCAATCGCAAATGAAATGAAGCCTTTAAAAAGAGAAGGATTGTTTCTTAATCTCTTAGAATCGCTTAATCCAGAAGAAGCAGATCTCTTAGTTGCAGCAAAAGATAAAAGTATGAAATATAAAGGCATTACTAAAAAAATGGTAATGGAAACCTTTCCAAATCTTATTGTAAAATAAACGTTTACAAATACCTTAAAGTATGGTATAATATATATTATGAACATTTTTATATTAGATAATGATCCAGTGATTGCAGCACAAGAGCAATGTGACAAACATGTTGTTAAAATGATTGTTGAATCTGCTCAAATGCTATCAACTGTTCATCGTATGCTTGATGGTGTTATGGAACGTAGACCATCTAAGTCAGGCGCAATGCTACAATACTGGAAACTTAACGATCAAAGAGAAAATATACTCTATAAAGCATGTCATTTTAATCATCCATCAACAGTATGGACAAGAGAATCAAAAGCAAATTATCAATGGCACTATCAACATTTTATTGCTTTATGTGATGAATATACATATAGATATGGTAAAGTTCATTCCACTGATATAAAATTGAGAATAGCTTTACAACAAATACCAACAAATATTCCTGAAAAGCATATGACACCATTTAAACTTGCAATGGGTTCAAATCCAGAATGTATACTTGAAGACGCAGTTGAATCTTACCGTAGATTCTATGAAACAAAACAAAAAAGATTTACGATGGTATGGACAAAAAGGCCAGTGCCAAAATGGTTTAATGCGATATAAATTTCACGAACATCGATATACTTTTAAAAGTCATTTTGCATATGCAGCTGATAGTATAAGACACTCCTTAGATATGATGGGTTATACAAAATCAGAAACTGATGATGCTGAATTACATATATTTAATCATACATGCAGAGATTTAGAACCTGATATGCCAGAGAATTCTATTATCTTTAAACCCACAGCTCCTACAAGTAAACATTTTCAAATAGATACATTAGGTTATGCTAACAGCGGATTCTATACATTTAATGAACCTAATTATAAAAATAGAGTTATTGATAATACTGAATGGAATTATGTAAATGATTTAATAGAACAGAGAGCAAATAAATGGGACGATTCAATATTGCTAAAATGGAAAGATTGTGAAGATGTGCGTGATGATCATATACTTATTATAGGTCAAATGCCAGAAGATGAAACCGTAAACGGCTTTGGCTTTGGTAATCATTGGAAAAAGATGTGTATGATTATCGATAAGCTTAAAGACGAAAACTTAGTGATTAAATTACATCCAAGAATAACAAAAGCTTCTCATATTATAAGAGATTTAAATAAACAAATTGATAAATGGAAAGATGCCGGCCATCAAGTGATAACAGGATATGAATCAATACATAGTGTATTACCTAAAACACGACTTGCTATTGTAGAAAATACAACTGCTGGTATTGAATGTATGATGCATGATGTTCCTATCATATCGCATGGATATCCTGATTATCATTGGATAACAAAAGACTTAAGAATACTTACTGAATTACGTGGATATATAAAAGATACATCATGGTTTAATCAGAAGTTATCAAGACAATTTTTAATTTGGTATATATATGATTATCTATGTTATGATATACCATCAACATATAATCGATTAGGAGAGATATTAGATGCCAACATATGAGTTTAAAAATACTGAAACAGATGAAGTCTTTGAAAAGATTATGTCTTATGAAAGTAAAGTAGACTATTTAGAAAAGAATCCACATATTCAATCACACTATAGTACATTAAATATAGATCATGATGGTGGTAAATCAGTTCTTTCAAGAGCCGGTGACGGATGGAAAGAAGTACAAAATAGAATTAAGAGTGGGATGCCACCAAGATTACGGGATAATATAAAAACAAAATGAGAAAAGAAGAATTAGTAAAACTATTTAAGAAGCTTCCAAAGGAAGACAAAGAAGGAAATATCGAGGGAATTTTTTATGACAGATATGGCGGGAGAATTATCACTGATTCTGTTAGGGTTGATATGGATGGCGGTAGAATTATACTGGTACAAAAGGGATCGGAAAACTACGAGGTCAACAAAAGGAATTGGGAACAGGAGATAAGCTTCAATGAAAAGACCTAGCAAATTAAGACTAGAGCACCTAACTGAGTTAAATCCTTTAACTAAAAATCAAGAAAAAGTATTTAAATCTTATAAAGCAAATAAAAACCTAGTTCTCAGTGGTTCCGCTGGTACAGGTAAAACTTTTCTTGCGCTTTACCTTGGACTAAAAGATATACTTACTAAAGATAATCAATTAGAAAAAGTAGTGCTTATACGAAGTGCTTTACCTACAAGAGATATGGGATTCTTACCTGGTGAAAAAGAAGAAAAGGAAGCAGTCTATATGGATCCATATATATCCATAGTAAATGAACTCTTTCAGGAAAAAGAAGCTTGGAAAAAAATGATTCAATTTAATAATATTGATTTTATGACAACATCCTTTATACGTGGTATTACACTTAATGATTCTGTGGTAATAGTAGATGAAGCTCAAAACTGTAACTTTCATGAACTCTGTAGTATTATAACTCGAATTGGTAAAAATTGTAAGGTTATTTTTTGTGGAGATTATTATCAATCAGATTTTGTAAAGCAAAATGATAAAAGTGGTTTATATGCATTTATAAATATCCTTAATAATATGAAAAGCTTTGACCACGTTGAGTTTGAATGGCAGGATATTGTCCGCAGTGGTTTGGTTAAAGATTTTATAATGACAAAAGAAATGTTAGAAAAAAACAAATCATGAGCAAATCAACCGAAGAAAAACTTTTACAAGTAGCTAATCTATCACCAGACGAAGCATGGATAGAAAGAATTGTAGATGTACATCCAATGAAACAAGTGGCGATTATGACAGTCGTACAAGTTCTTGTATTCTTTTTTATGCTAGGAGTAATGGCAGTTATTAATTTATTTTTATGATATTTAAACATGAACCAGCAGATCTTGGTTATAACGATCTTGAAGCAGTCACAGGAGATAAAGGTAGATTCTATACAGATCCAGAAGGAAATAAGTATGCATCAGTTACTACAGTTCTTTCAATCCTTTCAGAAGAAGCAATACAAGCATGGCGTGCGCGCGTAGGCGAAGAAGAAGCAAATAGGATATCAAGGCAAGCAAGCTCAAGAGGAACAACCGTTCATAATATAATAGAAAAATATATTGCAAATGATCCTGAATATATTAAAGATGAAATGCCACATAACATACAAACATTTAAAGATATACAACCAATCTTAGATGAAAGCGTTACAAAGGTATATCAACAAGAAGCTCCGTTATTTTCTAAGCATTTAGGATTAGCTGGAAGAGTAGATTTAGTCGGCCAATGGAAAGGTGTTGATTCAATTATTGATTGGAAAACATCTCGTAAACTCAAAAAGAAAGAATGGATAAGTTCATATTTTATGCAATGTGCAGCTTATGCTATTATGTGGGAAGAAAGAACGAGTGTACCTATTAAACAATTAGTTGTATGTATTGCTGGTGATGAAGGACCACAAGTCTTTATTGAAGACCGAGATAATTGGACAAAGGAGTTAATTAATACAATTAATGAATATAAACGAAGAAAACTATTTGGGAGATAGAAATGGCAAATTATAGAGGAAAGCTTTTAGAAACTATAAAAACATCAGCAAAAGCTAATGTTGATAGGCATTTAATGAATGCAGAAGTTTTACTTGGTAGTCACGTTGGAGTTGCAGAACATGGCGATATGATGGAAACTATTGAAAAAGAACTTTTAGAAGTAGCTAAATACCAAGATATATTAGAATCATTAAAACTAATAGGCAAATAAAACTTATAAATAGATATTTACATTTACTTAAAAGTATGGTATAATATATCTATGAAAAAGTTTAACGAGTTTTTAGCTGAAAGAGCTGGCAAAGGCTTAACTGTCTTTGATATTGATGATACATTGTTTGTGTCAAAAGCTCGTGTACTTGTAAAGAATACAAATACTGGACAAACTAAGGCTTTAACTCCAATGGAGTTTAATAGTTATAAGTTAAGAAAACATGAAGAGTTTGATTTTGGTGAATTTAAATCAGCCAAGATCTTTTATCAAACTGCTACACCAATTGGTCGTATGGTACAAAAGGCCAAAGCAATTATAAACAATGCAACTAAAAAAGGTTCAAAGGTTATTATTGTGACAGCAAGAAGTGATATGGATGATAAAGATCTCTTTATTAAAACATTTGAAGCTCACGGTATACCAATGAAAAATGTATATGTTGAAAGAGCTGGAAATATGAGTGGTAAAAATAGTGCAGCTAATAAAGCGATTATTTTTAGAAAGTATTTACAAACCGGTGAGTATGCAAGAATAAGACTCTTTGATGACCACAAAGAAAACCTTCAAGCACTACTTGATTTGAAAAAAGAGTTTCCTACAATAGAAATGTTTGCTTATTTGGCAGACCTAAAAGGAAGCGTAAAGAGAATAAAATAATGCCTATAAAATTAACAAAGAGCGCATCTGTACGTGATAGAGCTACAGGAAAAATAACAGTACAACATGATTATGTTAAATCACACTCAACAAAAGATTTAATTGAAAAATATAACACTGGTACTAAACCAAAGGTTAAACAAAAAATTAAAAATGAATTAGTAAGACGTGGTGGCGTGGTATTTAAATAATGGCTAAACCAAAAACAAGTGGTATCAGTGGTATTACTCCAATTCGAAAAGGTACTTCAATAGGAAGAAATCCTAAATCGAGAGCAACCATGAATAAAGCTAAAAAGAGAAGTTTTAAGAAATATCGTGGACAAGGAAAATAAAATACCAGAGAATACTATTCGTATTAGTTGCTCAGTAGATATACCATATGATCATGATGTATTAAATTATGGAGATAAATCCAGAAAGATATTATTAGATTATATTAAAAATGGTGGATATTATGTCGTCACAAATGGACCGAATAAAAGAAGTACTTAATTTAGAGGAGTACAAAAAGAAACAAAAGAAACAATTTAGAAGAAAGATTCTAAGTACAATACTTGCAATAGGACTTATTACTGGAGCAGTATTATTTTGGATATATTATGGATAATAAACAATGGCATGGTGGAAAAGGATCAAAGAGAAGAAATTCAAATGATTCTTTATACGCAGATAATTGGGAAAAGATCTTTGGTAAAAAGAAACCAGAAGTCGCTGTGCGTAAAGAAACACCAAATCATGCCGCTACACAATTACATAAAGATAAGTCAAAAGTCATACCAAGAAGGTATAAATATAATAACGAGGAACAAATATGAGTATAGATATAGATCAATTTGATTTTGGTTTTACAGCTGTTGATGAAAACGAATTAGAAGCTGTACAGAAATTATCATCAGAAGCTTCAACAGTTGCAGCATCTGCAGAAATAAACGAAGAAAAACTTAATAAGCTCTATAATGCTATATTACCTCTCTTATCAAATTTAAAAGCAAACCCAGAAAAGGATTATATTTACTGGCCAAATAGGACAGAAAAAGTAGAAGCCTTTGAAGATTTAATATCAGGAATAGTTAAATAATGGCAGTACCAACAGGAACAGTTTGTCTTACGGATTTAAGAACAGAATTCGGCGACGCAAATGGTGGAAATGTTTGTTTAACAGAATATTATGCTGGTGGTGCTAATGTAGGTTCAGGTATAACTAATGGATCTGGCACAGCAATTCCTTCAAGTGGAACACTATGTTTAAAATCAAATTTTGC